GGTGGGTTCCTTCCGTATCAACACCGCCAGTTTTTCTAATCGTTGATGGTCGGCAATCATCAGGTCGTCATAAAAACTGATCTTATTGACTCCGTATCTGCCAACCATTTCCTTTATTTCATCAACTACGTACTCGGCAGAGAAGAACCGCACTTTGTCCCAATACCGTGCAGAAAAGCAGAACGTGCAGCGGTACGGGCAACCGCGAGAGGAAAATAGATTGCTGTGGGGACGCATCCTTACAAGGTCCCTGGCGGGTAACGGAATCCTGTCAATCGGCTCGATCAGCTCACGAGGATGCGTCAGGTTCAACGATCCCTCCTCGTCACGATAGACGATCCCCTTGATGTCCGTGACCGGCCTATGGCTTAACAGTGCCTCAACCAGTTCGCAGATCGTTTCTTCACCTTCTCCTATAACCGCATAATCCATATCGTCGGTCATGGTCTGGGGTAAAACAGAAATATGAACACCGCCCATAATGACGGGGATGTCTCTCTGCTTCACCGTGCGGGCGTATCTCTTGGCATAGTTGTAGTTCTGCGAAACTGAAGTAATGCCAACAACATCCGGTTTGAATTCATCCAATTCTTTTTCGATATTCCGATCAACGATCCGGAATTGAAAAACGGACGGTCCGAAATGTTGGCGAAGCGAACTCGCTAAATAGCAAAGCCCAAGATTCGGGGATCGGTATTGAACTTCCGAAAACGGGTTGATCGCGTTTATGAACATCACTTTCATGGTCGTCTTGTCCCTCCCGAGGAAATGGGCGGGGCTCCCGACCCCGCCCGGTTAAGGGTTTAACGCATTCTGGTAAAGAAGTAATGGATATAGCCATCTCCTGTGGTTGACGGGTTCGTGTAAGTCAGCGTCGTCGCCTGGGTAGCAATGGGACCCACCACAACATGGCCCAGATACGACTTCCCGCCGCTTCCGGAGTAGGTTGTCCCGGCCCCGGTGATTGCCGTCACCAGAAGAGCTCCGTAAGTGGATGCCGGGTAATAGGCGACCGACGTGCCGGCAGTGATGACAGCCGTGTCCTTCACATACCCCGCCGTGGTCAGAAGGACGCCCTTCCGGAAGCCATCCGCGTCCCCTCCGGTCCCGGACGACAGAAGCCCCACGTCAAGGGTAACTGCCGTGGCTATCGTCACGACCTCGACCCGGACATCCTGAACCAAGGTATTGGGAGGGAAGTTGATGCCGGTATTGATCTCGCTGGTACTCGATGCCCCGAACCAGACCATGCCGTGATGAACCACGTTCGGTCTCTCATCGATGACGATGGTGTGAGTGTATTGGTCGAAGTTCTCCAAAAAGGCGGTGTATCCGCCAACGGTATCAACGACGATCAAATCCACATATCGATCATATGTTGCGTCTGTCGGATCTACCCGGAAGGCCACTTTTTTATTGCAAATGGCGGTAGATGCGAAACTTGTCGTGGTCACCGGGTTGGTGAGTGACGTGGTCTTCCCGGGGTAATAGGTGGTTTCCGCTGTGTTGGAATCGACCGCCAGGACCTTGAATGTGATCCCGCTTTCGATTAAGGTCAGTACCGCCTTGCCGTCGGAACCCATTCCGCCGGTCCATTTATAAACGCTTGCCTGCATGTCTTGCAGGACCGCCTGCGCCGGGGTTGCGATCAGAAAGAACGCAGCGATCAGGGCCAGGGTTAAAAGTTTGAATCTCTTCATTTGTTTGTCCTCCTTTAAGGTGCAATAGTGATGCTGTTTCCAACAACACTTCCCTGCGAGTTTTCAACCCGCATTAAAATTGTCGCCGTAAACCATAGGGCGTTGTAATCGGACCCTGCCGGTTTCGCGTCGGTGTCCAGCTTTGCCGCCAGTGTCGTGATGGAATAGACAATGGCGTAAAGCAGGTTGACGAGTTCCTTCCGGTTTTCCGATGCCAGTCTGAAGTAAAAACTGGTCCCGTTCCCCAACTGATCCCCCTTGCAGTTCTCGATGATCCAGAGGTAATAATCCTCATAGCAGTGATGATAGGTGCTGGTCGTCGCGTCGTCGTCGTCGATCTGCACCGTGAGGGTGTGCATCATGTCGAATATCTGGTAGAGACATTCGATCAGGGCCTTGTTGGTCAGACCGTTCGGCGTGATAATGAAAAAGCGGTCGTCCTTCGCAGTGACCCTGTTCATGATGTAATTTCCACGGCTATCTTCGATTGAGCCGTTGAAAATCGCCGTATAGACCTTCGCCTCATAGGTGTTGTCTGCGTTGGTGTCATCGTCCAGTTTGTCGCAGATTCCCCAGATCGAATGGACGATCATGTAGAGCAGATCCACAAGGTTCCGTTGGGACATTCCCGTTGGTTTGATCTGAGCTTCTATATTTGCCATTTCTTAATCCTCACTCCTGAACGGGTTCGACGCCTCCGGAATCCTCTTTCGATTCTCCGGAGATGAACGCGGCTTCCCGTTCCATCTTGATGTTCGGATTGACTACCTGTTCAAAAACGCGTTTCAACCGACTGTCCTGCTCGCTGTCGAGCAGTAAGTATCGGTTGTCAACCACAATCCGGTTCTTCTGTGGGTCATAGGCAAAGCAGACCTGAGCCCGTACATTATGAGACATGATGATCGCGCACTGGTACGTACGGCCATCGACCTCGATGTCCCTGTCGAACGGGACATGAATGTTTTCTTTCGTCTCGCGGTCCCGAATGACGCGACTGTGGTAATTCTTCACCTGGACCATGCCGCGTTTTGTCTTGACCTTCCTGTTTGACGGGTCCTGAAAGACCTGAACGGTCGGATTGAGAGCCACGATGTAGGTCGTGAACGTATCAATCTCCCCGAATTTGATCTTTTTGGATCCCAACGGATAACCATCGAACGGCCTGGTTATCCTGGCGCGTTCCGGGGGTATGGGCTTGAAGGTCAGTCCGTCCGCCTTCTTGATATCGAGCACCCCCAGTTCGGCCTTTTCCTGAATCTCTCTGCCTTCCGTCTGAACCGGATCTATCAATTTTGGTCTTGCCATTTCCTTCTTCCTCCCCTTGCCCCGAGGATTACATTTGCGGAAAGAGGGTCGGGAGTACCCCCCTTCTCAGCGCCTACGGCCAGTAAACGCCTATCCGCAAAATCTTAGTTGTTGCTCCTGTACGTGTAGACACCCACGACAGCGAGGTCGGCGCTGTTGAAAACCGCCTTCGTCAGGCCGTAGATACTGCCGATGCAGAAACCCGTTTTGTTCTGGTAGTCGAAAGTCTTCTCCTCCCAGATTTTCTTCTTCGAATAGGCGATAGCCCCGGCTTTCATCCCAAGGAACAAAGCCATTGCGCCGGCCAGACTCCCCGGACTCCCGGTTCCATAGACCGCCGATGTCGCTACCCTCTGGTGTTCATGGATCGGGACGTTCTTATGAATTCCGAGTGCCCCGGTGAAGATCGGGTTGTCGTCCCCGCGCTTCTGGGCCTCGCGTTGCGCCTGCGCCCATGCCGCGTCGCGTTCCGACAGATCGAAAGCCTGATCTGGGGAAACGACGATGACGCCGTTGACCTGTTTCCCTTTCACAGTCGGACCGACAATCAACGGGTTGGCCTTCCGGGCATAGGCGACGCACTTGGAAATCAGGGAGAGGGTCATGTAATCCCCCGCCTCGATGTCGGTTGTTGCCGTCGCATCCCCGCCATAAATACCCTTCGTGCAGGAATCTCCCAGGGCCGTAAAAATGTCCTGGTCGATCTTCGCGGCCATCCACACCTGAAGTAAATCCTTGGCGTATTCGCGGATGCCGTTGTCGGACGGTCGGATATCGGACTCCCGGCCCCCGGTGCGGATTGCATTCCGGATCTGGGTCAACGTGATAAGGTCGTCGTAGGTGTCGGGTGCGACTTCAAACCCCTCCATCTGCGCGTCATTCGCCACGCCGCCGCCCTCGTCGAGCTGCATCAACTCGCCCAGGGCAATTTTATCCCCCTGGTCTTTTTCAAGATCGGGGAACTCCACGATTATGTTTTGGTCAGAGGTTCCGACAAAGCCGTTCGTATAGAAATACGATTCGGTTTTAGCCTCCATCCACCATTTCTTAGCCCACGCCTTCCGGGTGAGCGCGTTGCCTGTTGCAAAGGTCCAATCCATTTTCGTTCTCCTTTATGGTGTCGGACCTTTTCTTGAAGTTTCAGTCCTTCCGGGTCCACGGGATCGACGGATACTTCTTACGAAGACTGTCCGGGGCGTCCTTGAAGAATTTCGCCGTTTCCTTGTCGGTCATGGCGTCTATCTTCGCGGTCAACTGCTCCTCCGTCATCTTCTCGTAAGCCTCAAACCCCGTTTCCTTGATTTCCCCGCCCTTTCCGGTGTCGATGGATGCCGGTCCCTTCCGATCTGTAAGGTTTTTGATGGTCTTGGCTGCGGCCTTCTCCGCCGCACCCTTCAGAAGACCTTCCTTGTTCATCAACCAGTAGGCGTCGGCGATAACTCCGCCGCCCCGGTGGGTCTTGTGCATCCAATTCAGCACCGTCTGGATGGTGTCCGTGACCTTCCCTTCCTCCTCCTTCGCAAGATCCTTGGCCGCCTTGCCAAAGGCCTCCTGCGCGATGGATTCAGCGAACGTCTCGATCTCGGATGCCGATTCCTGGCGGATGCGATCCGATTCGCCTCTCTGCCTCTCCACATCCTGTTTCTGGTTCCACAGGAATTCGGTTTGCAGTCTGGTGGCGAAGACAGGATCGACGGCGTAAACATCGCGTAATGTCATGCCGTCATACTGCCCGTTCGGCTGCTTCACGATCAGCGAACCGATGTCGGCGTCCGGCGGAATCATTTCCCGCTGGACTTCTCTGGCCGGTGTGAATCCTTCCGGTTTTTCGTCGGGGTAAATCTGGTAGTACCCTTCCGGACCTAACTTCTTGAAAAGGTCTAATTTCTCCTTGGTTCGTTCCCCCTCCTTGGCTTCGCGGTAAACCTCCTTGAAGCGTTTCGGGGGGATTCGTGTTCCGTCGTCATCGACGATGTACTGGTGTCCCTTGTCGTCGGTTTCGATATGGAATCCCTTGTCTTCCGCTGCCGTCAATTCTTCGGCTGTCGGCTCCGCCTTTGGCTCGGTTTCGACCTTCTTGTCCCCTTCAGGCGCTTTTTCGCCTTCGGGTTTCTTTTCGGTCTGGGTGTCCGGTCCCTCGTCCTTCGTCTGCACGGTTTTATCTGCGACCGTTGCCGTGGCGGTCGTGTCCGCTTCTCCCAAAGCGGCGAGCTCGTCCTTGTCGAACGTCTCTTTTTGAAAATCCCCCGTTCCACTCATAAAACCCTCCTTTGCATGACGTTAGGCCCGTCAAGTGGCCGTTGCTCCTGGATCGCCAGGGCGGTAAAACAAAAAAAGGCGGCCTTCCTTTCGGAAAGTCGCCTTTGTCCTCGTGTGGTGACTGAGGTTTAGACCAATATGTTTGTTACTGCTTCAACAGTGCCCGCAACATCCTTTCAATGCCCTTCACGGCCTTCAATACCTCGATGATAATCCGTTTCTGTGTCTCGGTCACTTCTTCCCTCTCGCCTTGTCGATCATCCTTCGCATAACGCCTTTCCGTTCTACCGTTTCAGAAGGAAACCGGCAATATGTGTACGGTGTTTGATTCTTGCGAAGATCCAGTTTTTCCATGAATCTGCCGCCCATGAATTCGCCCCTTCGAACCTTGCGACGCTCCACGTTCTCCATGAATCTACAACCCATGAATCAGTCGCCCATGATCCTATTATCCAAGACGTTCCTGTCCATGAATTCGCCGCCCATGATCCTATTCTCCAGCAATTTCCTAACTCGCCCCCGAACCTTGCGACGCTCCACACCCCCCACGAACCAAGCACCCAGGAACCGCTTACCCAACACGAACCAATCGCCTGCATTATACGGGTCCCCAAGGGTTAGATACCAACCCGACACCCTGTAAGGCGACGTTGTTCACCGACTGAATATTCGCGTCAACCTCTCCCGTCACCGTGAAGACCAGTTTGTCGGTCTGGACCTTGATTGCGTCAACAACTGTATCAATCGTTCCGATCTCTGTGTCGATATATCCCGCCACAACCGCCAGATTTGTCGCTGTCGCAAGTGTCGCGTCTGAAATCGCCGTATCGCAAGCTGCGTTGACATCGGCTGCGGACACATCATTAAAACCCGTGACACCTGTTCCCTTCGCCAGCACAATGTTTGTCCCTGCCGTCAGCACCCTTGTCGCCAGCTCCCAAACTGCTGTCGCCATGGCAACCATAAAAGTCGCACCATGTAAGATCAGGTCAGCTCCCGTGGCCGAAAGCGAGAATCCCGTCTTGTCGCTACAGGCGATGGATTGACCTGCCGTCAGGTCCACCGTCTGACTAATCTTTGCCGCTCCTGCCGCTACTGTCGGCGATCCATTCTCCGCTCCTGGAACGCCCGCGAAACCGACATTTGCAAGAACCGTGATCGCGTTGGCGCAAGTAATCGCCTTTGTCTTGAAGGTATTGACATCCACCTTTTGAGTGTCCGGGACCGTCATCATTACCGCCCCGGTCCCCGCCGTCCTGAGCTTGAATGATCCGCAGAATCCAGCCGGATTGACGGTTGAAATGGTCAGCGTACAGAACACGGCGTACTCTCCCGCTGCATATCCAGTCGTGTCAATGGCTATCTCAAATAGTCCGTCGGAATAGTTGGCATGAGAAAGAAGGGTGGGCGTTCCGCTTGCCACAGGTGCCGCATTGGCTGCCGCCCCCGCAAGTCTCACGTCATATAGAGGCGTTGCCCCGTCTCCGGCATTGCCATCGACATCGTTTGCCGCAAACCAGAAGTAAACCGTATCTGCTATTTCTGCGTATTTATATTGCATAAATCACTCCTTTGTTTCCTTTGCGAATTTTGCTTCTTCGGATGGGTTTAACATTTTGATCCTCCTATTCTAACTCCATACCTCAACTTCGCATATGGATATATCGGTCCCCGCATTATCCGCGAGATAATAAGTCCAACCTTTTATATATCTCGCAGTGATCGGTGCAGCCGGGGTGATAGTTATTGAAAAACAGGTTGTTGACCCAACATTACTTACATTCTCCCAGGTAGGTTGAACATAATCATTACCAATTTTTGTCCAATTAGAATTATCATCAGATGAATACAATCTCATGGTTCCGTAAGTTGGATCACTATAAAATGCAGTCCTGTTTATTGCCGGCGCACAAAAATAGAAAACTACCTTGCTGATTTGTTTTGACGATCCAAGATCTACCCCCCAAGAATTATTCGCATCATGGCAAATATAATTACCTGTCGTTTTGTCTGCATCTATCAATCCCGGCCTATTAACAAGGTTGGCTGTTAAAGGCAAAGGATCATTAGTATCATATAATCCTGCTGTTGGCGTGTAAGGTGCTGATGCGTCCGCCCCCCCCTTCACCATCCATGCATTAAGCATCTCACCTGAATGTAACCCTAACAAATCGGATACGCCTGGCATTTTGTTACTTACCTCAAGTTGTACCGAGATCCAACACGGTCATTTCTTCTTCCTCTGGTTCGGGATGCCTTTTAGCATCAATAAAGTTAGATAGGCCGCAGTAATGGAGCACTCTGAAATATTTTTTATTGCCTGGACTGTCGTCGACATACCGCTGGCAGGCCGGGCATAAGGGCGCTCTGCAATTCCCCTCAAACTTTCCGACACATGGCAATTTTCTCAATTCTTCGGCTGTCGTAATCATGTTCCCTCCTTGGTCGTTCCCGAGTATCTCGGTCATCTGCACCTGTAAAAGACCGTGTATGCCGCCCCCGTCCCCGTGACATCCGCATAAATCCCGGTAAATACCGCGACCCCAAATGGAAGATCCAATAGACACTGACCGGATGCGACAGGGCAATTCCCTCGGGCAATCGTGGTCCCGGAGATGGTCAATGCGTCATAAATCGAAACCACGGCAGTGCTTGCTCCACTGACAATCATCATCCCATAATAACTACAATTTCCCGTTGCAATGAGACGGTCGCTCGTAGTCATGCCGGATGAAATGACGAAATCCTGCGCCTGTACAGCCCCCGCCAGCATCAGAACCATTGCCAAAATACAGAGTATCTTTTTCATTACTCCACTCCTTTCATAATTATTCCGCCGCCCTTCAGGTAAGCATCAATAGACGCTTGAAGAGATATTCTATCCTTGTTTTTTTGGCGCAACTTGCGGGTATAAGAACAGATTGATCTATTTATGTCTCGACCATCACTAAGCAAGTCAACACCGGACATTTCGCGCATCATTGCCGCTTTTTGGATTGCGAAACCGCTGTTCTTTCTTTTTTTCATGCTGCTTTCGCTCCTTTCACGGCCTGCCCCTGGGCAATGGCCTGCAATTCTTCCTTCCGTTTACGTTCCATCCGCTCCGTGACCTCGTCCTTCTTCGGATCGTCGATATACTCAAGCGCGGCCTGCGGATCGTAGATCCCGGCTTTCACAAACTCCATTGCGACGCTTGCCTTGGCCATCCGGTTTGTCGGTTGCGTACTGCCGGCGATGATCTTGACGTCCATGTCAATCATGGAGATGGGCTCCTTGCCGTCCTCGCCGGTGATCCTGTTGATCGCATCCATCCAGCGCTGTTGAATCATGCTCGGCTGCGGCTTGACTGGGTTCCCCTGCTCGTCAACCTGTTTCTCCTTCTCCGGCTGCCATGAACCCATCTCGTCGGGTTCGATCAGTCTCTGCCACATGGATTTCGGCCAGGTCTTCAGCATCAGGGCGGCGACGGCTTTCCCGAGCCGTTCCATAGAGGATTCCACAGATAACGTGAACGGCTGCGACATGACGCCGACGGTCTCCTGCAGGGCCAGGACGGTGCGCCCGGCGATATTCGATTGGCCCGGCGGGATCTTCCCACGGAACACTTCAGGCATATCGTATTCGTCGCTGATGTCCTCCTTGTCCCTCTGCTCCATGTTGACCAGTTCAGCGCTGGTGGTCCCGGGTAGCAGTCGAGTGGGCGCATGCGCCGAATCCTTCGACATCTTGATCCAGTCGCCGTGAACCTCATCCTTGACCCATGCCGACCCGTCCGTCATCACAATCGGCGCGTCAATGTTTTTGGAGACGACATAGATGGACTGCATCCGTCGCTTGTTCCGGCTCCGGGTGATCTCGTAGGCCCTGGTCGTCGGGCAGGTGGGATATCCGGATAGTGTCCGGTCGTGTGGGAGTGTGATGATCGGCAGGATCGGCTCGCCGTCGCTGTCAATCCCCAGTGGGTTCTCCTCCTCGCTGATCTTCTTCTTACCGACAACGATGCGCTGGATGCGCTTCTCAACGCGGCGGGACCAGACCACGGCGTTAACAGTACTTGGCTTCGGGACAGGTTGCCCGGTCATGGGATCTTGAACGACAGTTACGGTCGGTTTCGTCGCCATCTTCCCATCTTCACTTACCGTCCATCCCTTCGCCTCAATATCGGCCTTGGTCTTGCAGATCTCCCGGTCGAATTCCCCCGGCTTCTGCTGAGACGGGATCATCAACCAGAGCTCCTTGACCTTGACCAGTTCCCAATCCTCAACCTCCCAGACGTTCTCCTCCTCCTCCTTGTCGGTTTCCGGCAGTCCCTTGTTGGACTCGCTGATCGTGTAGTTGTCTTTCCCGGCCACATAATCAGGCTTTGCCTTGTCGCCCTCCTCGTCTTTGGTAATCGCATCGAATTTCAGGTCGTCTTCGGTCAGGTCTTCATAGGTCTCCAGGGCGTACTTCCTGGTCACCTGGTGCGCCTTGCCGAAATTGACATCGGAATGATCGCGTTTTTTGCTCTTCTTATCGTAATAGTATGTCGTGGGGTCCAGTTCCCCGATGACGATCTTGCCGTAAATGCCCTTGCTCGCGTCGTGGCGAGTTTCAAGGCAGCCCAGGGCGCCGACCTTAGCTTCCTGAACGAAATCATAAAACGTGATTGGGCCGCCGTTGCGGGACAGGATGTAATCCCATCCGCGTTTGAAAAGCTCGGCGACGTAGAGGTCAGACGATCCGAAGGGACTGAAGTTAAGTCCAGGCGACTTGGATGTGATGACCGCGCAGGATCCCTGCACCCCCTTGGCCAGATCGTTGATGCCGATGGGGATCTGGTCCTTTTTGGTCATGGCCTCTTTTTCTTTGGCCGTCCAGATCCCTTCCTCCTCGGTATTCAGCGGGTACGCGGCAGACCAGTTCTTCTTCCGGTTTTCCTTCCACGTCTTGCGGTCCTCGTCGTCGATGAAATAGCGTTTGACGCGCTTATAGACATCAAAGACATCATCCGGAGTGTCAGCGTTCTTGATCTTTTCAAGGTCGATGGTTGGCATTAAATTCCCTCTCTATATGCCTGCTGGTCTTTTTTTGCCTTTGCTGAAATAATCAATCCCGCCTTGCCCTGTCTGGCAGTATCAACCACTTTTTGTAGAACGTCGGCTATCTCTTCCGTGGTGTCGTCCTCCGAAACTACAAACCCAACACTGCCAGACCTAAACATAACGCCGAAGTCCCTACCTCCATTAAACCCTTTTACTGCAAAGTGGTTGTCTGGCGGTGTTTTCGTAAACGTCCATTCAGCCATATTTAGCCCCTCCCAAGGCCATTTCCCCTTCCGCACTTCAAGGATGGGCAATACATCTTGCCATTGTAATAGATAGGCGTTATTGAATCCTTGACGGCCCGCACTAACCCATCAATGAATTTTAATTGCTCCGGTTTCATTCGAGTAACTTTGACTTTTTTCATTCTTTCCCCTGTTTCGTCTTAACTTCGCCTGCGTAGGACTTCCCGCCCTTGTAGCAGATGTGGATATACTTGCCATTTTTCAGGGTCTTGGTAATCACCTTCCCCCCCTCACGCACGCATTTGTCGAAGCTCTCAGGCATGGAATCCTCCTACCAGTGAAACAACATTCGGGTTTCGTTCAACCGGGAAGCAAACCATAAAGCACTGTTTAAACAGCATCGCGTCCCATCCGACAACCTCAACCTGGATCTTTCCCTGCTGCACCTCAAAAAACGCCTCCAGGAGCGCCGTCTTGATCGCGGACAGCTCCTTCTTGGTCAGGTCCTTCAGTCTGTGCCCCGGCACCTTGAAGAACGCATAGCGGTCGAAATAGGGCGACATTTCCAAGGTGCTCGACGGTTTAACCCGGTACCCAACGACAACACCGTCCACCGTGACAGTCATGATCGCTTCCGGGTCCTTCTGCTTATAGATCCCCTGCTGCATGATGATCTCGCTGCGTTCATTCGGGTGTTCGACCGCATAGCGCAGGGCTTCACACGCCTCCAGGAGTCGCTTGTCCGGGGTCAGAATGCGCTGGTTTGGTTTCAAATCACGTTTCATCCTTGGTCACCATATTTATCAATCATCCATTCATTGCTGATAATGTCTCCGCGAATCAGCCCCATGGTACGATAGATATCCTGAATGGCCCCAAGGTCTAAACATCGTATTTGAGACTTTATGTATTCCTTCAGACCTTCCAACGCCTTCTCCCCCGCCAATATTGATGCTCTCCGTTCATCGTTTGCACTCATCTCACACCTCCCAATGTGTTGTTACGCCGCCCATACAGCCTCCCGTTTCGCCTCGTCCAACTGCCGCCCTCTCCAACCCGTCACCGGCGGGATGATCTTCTGCGGACCCGCCCCAAGGAACAGGCTCGCCTGGATCGTCAGACCGGCCCCGATTACATCATCGTCGTACTTATTTACGCCCTCCTCGTGTCCCAGCCTACCGTTCTCGTTACGGATGAATATCGACGCCTGGTCGATCAGATCCGCGTCATAAATCGTGCCCTTGGTCGCCCGGAACCACTGCTTGAGATCCCCCGCCATCTCGTACTTTGCCGTCTGATTCTCCGGCCAGCCGTATTGCTTGGTCAGGCCCGAGCCGACCTTGTCCGGGACCACGCGGACGTACTGATTCACCCGCTTCTTGATGAGCTCTTTGACGGTCGTTTGCCCGGAACCCGTGACCTCAACGCAGACCAGGGATGTCATCCGTTCCACCCGGAAATTGCGGCTTTGCGTCCGGTCGATGAAATCCCCGTAGTACAGTGCCAACAGGTGAAGCTGCTCCGCCCACTCTACCGCGTCGATCCGGTTGCTCTTGACCTTGGCGACAAACTCGTCCCGGCTGCGGTCCATGACATAGGCGGTTGAAGTCGTCTGACCCAACCCCTCCGAGACGTCGGAGCCTATTGCATATTTGTGCGTCCAATAGGTCCCATCCCAACCATCAACCAGTTCGTATGGCCAGCGCCAGATCCGGACCGGGCCGTGCTTGTCCTCGTTGAACTCAACCTCTTTTGTGCCCTTGACCATCTGCATCCGCCCCCGGATGCCGTCGGCAAAATCCTTGTGCCGGACCAGCGTGTCGCCGAAATAACCCCCGGATGCAGCGGCAAGGGCCTCAGTAATGCTCTCCGGGTAGTGCTCGGCAACATCCTGCTTGTCCATTCCTACGGCTTCCATGCGTTGCCGGAAGTCTGTGGGCCGTCCCGGATGCGCCGACCATGGCAAAAAGATCGTTTTGAATCCATTGGCGCCCTTAAGTGCTGTCGTCACCAGATCCCGGGTCCATCCCCAACCTGGGCCGCTTTTGATCGAGTTGGAAATGACAATGACCTGGCCCTTCGCCGCCTCGATGCCGGGGTAGGATGAATTGAAAATGTCTGCCGCCATGCGGTTCATGCAGGTTTCGTCCATGACCAGGATGTTCGGGGTCTTAGATTGCGCCCCCATCTCGGTGGTCGGCATGGATTTGATAGTGCTGGTTGTGCCTTCGTAGTGTAGAAATTCAAGGGTTTGCTTTGTTCGGGTCTTGATGGGCGGATAGAGCCATGTTGGGAGCCGGTCCAGGATAAAATAGATCCGGTCCAGAAATTCGATGCTCAGGTCCTCATTGACGGAGATGACCACGGTCAGATGCAGGGGATGTTTAATGCTGCGCCAAAGGACATACGCGGCAGTCAGCCAGGTGAGGCCGAGCTGCCGGGCCTTGAGGATCACAAGCAGGAGACAGCCTATCATCTCCGCAATAATCCCGGCCTGTGCCGGCCACAGTGTGAGCTTCATGGCCGCCTTGGTCTCTTTATTCTCGATAAAAACATACTCATTAAGGAAATATGCAAAAGATTTCCAAACCTTTACACATTCATCAATCTGCCAATTTGTGTCGTGAGCGAGATTATCAAACAACTGATTCTCCTAACCTTTCTACTGCTCGTCTATAGGCACAGAACGCTTCCATTTCATCCTTAAATATTCCCAAATATTTACTTTTTCCCTTTATTCGAATATCGCTCCGCCATTTATCCCTAAAGGCGCTGACGCCAGGAAACCGTGATGTTTTTCTTTGGTGGCGGTTTTGCATGTTTTGTCTATGTGTAACGTGACGTAGATTTTCTTTTCGGTTATCCAGGGTGTTCCCGTTAATGTGGTCTGTCTCCATTCCTGACGGGGGTTTCCCAATAACCTCATGGTGCATAAGTATTAGCCAGGGACCATAGCTCTTATTTGTTCTTACCACGCACAACCCGGAGCTTCCTCCAGTTATATGCCACTTATCTTGCGTTATTCGCTCATAGTCCTCATCATCAACCAATGCGATTTTGCCTTGCGTT